AGAAAATGGTTTAAATTGTTCTGAAACCCACTTTCTCGATAATTCAAGTGCCAAATCGTAAAACTCTCGATTGTTATCTTTTACGGTTTCAATAGCTTCTTCTTTTGTTTGGAGTTGTTTCATTTTAGAATAGTGTTAACTTGGAACTTTTTTCTTCTACAATAGCTTTATGGTTACTTTCATTAATTTTAAAGTAACTTTCTTTCAATTCAATAGAAATTGATTTTCTGTTCATTTTTATAGCTGAAAATCCCTCTGAACCAATTCCACCAAAAGGACTAAAAACAGTTTCGCCCTCATTTGAATATAAATGTAAAATTCTTTCAATTGTATCCAACTGAAGCGGTGCAATATGTTTTTCATCGTTTCCGTCTCGACCAGAACGATATTGTAAAGTTCTAGTGTAGTCAATATCATACCAAACTGGAGATGCGTATTTTTGCCACAAATCAACTGGTAAATAATTTGGCAAATTATCGTCTTTGTCTTGGTGAACTACTGGAATTTCATTTTCTCCCTCATTTCTGAAAAACAAAATATAATCCGGTATTCCTACACGTGACATAATAGCATCTTTTTTAACTGTTTTATGTAACAATCCTAATGCTTTTGTACGTTGCATTTCTACTACTGGGTTTTTCCAAACAGTTACTTTTGAATGATAAATAAATCCATACTCTTGAAACCATTCAATTAACATCCCTGAAAAGTCACGTAAACCGATATAACCCTCTTTACCTTTTTGAATAGGCAAATCCATGCAATGAATAGCACAAATACGACCACTTTTAAGTACTCTTTTTAATTCTGGAATAAGGAATTTAAAATGCTGTTCAAATTGCTTATAATCGGTTACATTACCCATATCCTCCTCCTTATCTGAATAAACATATAATTCTGCAAATGGTGGAGAAAAAACAACAATATCGGCACAATTGTCATTTAATTTTTTAGTTTCTTGAACGCAATCACCATTAATCAAATGATATTGTTCTGTTTTTATTTCTTTGTTCATGATTTTTACTTTTGATTTTGCTGTTTTGTAATTTGTTTCCGCTGAATACATAGCCATTTCTCTAATTCGTTCAAAATGCTGTTTTTCTTTTTCCAGAATTGTTGCCCTTACATTTGTTTGACTCTCTGGAATTAAAATATGGACTTGTACTTTGTTTTTTTGTCCAAAACGATATGAACGTCTAACCGCTTGATAAAATGCTTCAAATTTAAAATCATACGACATAAACACCATTTGATGGCAATTTTGATAGTTCATTCCAAAACTTGCAATTGATGTTTTTGTAACCAATGTTTTAAAATCATTATTTGCAAATCCATTTAGATGTTTGGCTTTATATTCTGGACTGTCAGAACCTTGCACGTTTACTGAATTTTCAAGTAATTTAGAAACAGAATCAGTTTCATTATTTTTTAGACCCCAAACAATAAATTGTTCATTATTTGGGTTTACCAATTCCAATGTTTTTTCAATTCTTAAATCAAATGAACGGTTTAAATCTTTATGTAAGTCAGTTGCTGAAACTGCTACATCACCAAAAAGAGTATTTGTATTATTTTCAACTGGAATAATATGTTCAATATACTCTATTTCTGGTAAATTATATCCCTCTGAATTAAATCCTAATGTAGCTGGATTGTCCATTGCAATACTCCAAGTAGCTACATATCTCCAAAAAGCATCTTTAGCATGTTTTCTCAATCTCCATTTTGAAGTTTCTCCACCGTCATGAACAAAGAACATTGCTAACATTTCTAAATAAGTCATGCCACCTAAAAACTCTGAATGCTGTCCTAATTCCATGTGGTCATTTGGTGATGGTGTAGCTGTACAACAAAGTTTATAAGGTGTATTTTTAAATAAATCAATTAACATTGTAGATGTTTTGCCGTCACGACCTTTTAAAATAGAACTTTCATCTAAAACAACCCCAGAAAAAACAGAAATATCAATATTTTTTAATTGTTCATAGTTCGCTATTTGAATAGGGGCAAAATGTGGATTTTCTAAATCATAACTTGCATTTACTATCTTATAACCAAACTTTGTACCCTCATCGATTGTTTGTTGAATAATAGCTAAAGGAGCTAAAATTAAAACTGGCTTTTTGGTTTTTTTATTTACTTGGTTTGCCCATTCAATTTGACAAAAAGTTTTTCCTAAACCACAATCCAAAAACAAAGCAAAACGACCTTTACTTAAAGCAACTTTAACAGAAAACTTTTGAAAGTCCTTTAACAATGGATTTAACTTTTTTTCGCTAATCTCAAAACCGCTTTCAATAAAAGTGTTTTTTTTACTCTCCAAAAACTCCAAATACGCTTTATCCATTTGTTAAAAGTTTTTCAGCATCTAAGACGCATTTCGTTAAAAATATAATATCATCCGCTGGTACAACAAACTCGTAATTTACAAAGTTTGGATATTCAATACCCTCTGGAATAAATGGTAAATTGTAAATCTCTTTTTCAATTATAAATCTACCTTGCCATGGTTCTATTCCTAATTTTTCAAGTACGTTTGTCGTTTCAATTTCTTCACGCATTTGAATCAATTGTTTCTCAGTTGGCATATAAGCTATCAATTCAGCTTTTGGTTTATTCAACAAAATAGAATTTGAAACAACTTGCCAATATTCTTCTTTGAAGTCCTTTTTGATGTCATCTAACGTAATTAAACCCTCTTTTAACTTCAAAAGTGCATGAGTGTACAAATAAAACTTTTTAGGCTCGTAACACTTAATCTCAACACCCGTTTGAACTTTTTTAGCATCAGGACTTCCACTCCAAAACTTATATTTCGGGTGTACAATTGTTTGATCTGAAATTAACTCGTAACCTAACAAATGAAATTTGTCGCAATAGTATTCTGCAATTTTACCCCACGTTAAAGATTGAGAAACAGCACCCAAATCAACGGAACGCCCGATACTTCTTTCGGCTCTTTTTTCTTCAATGTAAGTTAGTGCCGGTGCTCCAAAATCTTTTCCGGTTCTATCCTTTGTTGTAAGTTTCCAAATATTTGAACTTGTAAACCTACCTATTCTTTCAAGTACTTCTACCATAATTAAGACTGTTTTTTATTTTTCAACAAATACAAAACTTTATCATAATTCTGTACTTGCTTTTCGTTAATAATTTTGTCGATGTTTGAAATTTCATACTCTGAACAAAACTCTTTTACAGTTGGGTAAAGTTCATTGATTTGCTCCAATTTTGTTACATCTTCATATTCGGTGTCAATAGTTGAAAATTCGTCCTTGACCTCGTCAAGCGTTTGCATACCTTTCAAAATATCCGGCGCATAAAGCCTACCAAAAAAAGATGCTGCACGATACTGAAACATTAATTCTGGCATTGTTTGCCATTTAGAACCCGTTTTTGATAACCACCCCTCAGATTTTACCATTAACCACGTTACCAATGGCCCGGATAATTTGTTTCCATCCATATCCTCAGTATAGGCTCTACACCCGTAATCGTCTGATTTTGGATTTGACCCTACAAATTCAAATCTAAGCGGTTTAAAACGCCCACACGAATTGATTGAAGCGATAATAAAAGTACTACTCCAACTTGGCTTTCCTTTAATAATATCCAAATTCTGCATTACTTCAAAAGGTGAAATCTTTAATCGATTTGCCATTTCGAGTGCAATCATGGTATTAGGGATATTATTTTTATATGAAGCTGGCACCAAGTCCGAACTTGCTAAACCTTTTGCAATTCTTTGACCGTCCTCAAATGAAGCTATGTTACTAAAAATAGAACCGGCTTTTGTTGTTGTTGATAATTCTTTTGACATTTTACAATTCGTTTAATTCGGTTAATAATTGATTTTTCAAAGCATTGATTTTGATGTTTGCACCCTCAATAAATATTTGAATTTCCTTATTTTCGGTTGCTAAATGCAAATCAGCGAAATAAGTTTCCAATGATTCAGAAATTATTTTTTTGTCGGTTGCTAAACGCTTTTGACGTTCTTTGTTTTCTTTTTCTGCTTTTTGTTTTGCGAGTTGTTCTGCTTTTTCGTTGGCTTCACGTTGTTGTTTTTCTTTTGCAATTTGGTCTCTTTCAGATTCAATTTTTTTAACCGAATCATTGAAAATATTTTCAAAGTCAATTACATCACAATTGAAAATTACTTCACTACTTAAAAAGAAATTAAATTCTTTAAAAACAAATCCAACGTTGCCAAATTCAAAACCTAAACCAAATAATCTTTGTTTACGAACCTCAAAAACCTTTTCTTTTTGTTCACGCTCTTTCGCTTCACGTTCTTCACGGTCTTTTTGTTGTTGTTGCTCGATTTCACGTAACTTCTTATCGGATTCCTCTTTTTCAAGCCTTAATCGCTCGTTTTCTTTGCGTTGGTTTTCCTTTTCAGTCAAATCATTTGATTTAGCATCAAATTGATTTTGAACTCTCATTTTAGCTTGCTCCAAAAGAATTTCAAATTCTTGAACATCCATTTCAGAATTAAACAAAACATCCAATTCGTTTTTTACACTTAATCCCGTTTCAAAAGTCATGGATTGAATTTTTTCGTAACATTTCGATTCAAAATCTGAAATCATTGTTTTGATGTTATCAATCCTTTGATTTTCGATGCGTTCATTTTCCAAACGTTCATCTTCTTTGATTTGCTCCCAACGTTTAACCTCGCTTTGTTGCTTTTCTTCATGTGGCAAAGTAATGTCAATCAATTGCTTTGTTTTTTCTCCAACTGATTTTCGGAATGTAGCAATTTTTGAAGCGATTAACTTTTCCTGATTTTCCAAAGCCGTACGCCCTTTTAAAAGTGCCGTTCTGCGTTGTTTAGCCGTTTCATATGTTTTGTTGTCGATAATCTCAATGTATGGATTTTCAGCAACGATTGCATTTTGATTCTTTTCAAAATCTACTAATTCCGGTAAATTGTTTACGTTTAAAACGTCTAAATTTAAAACTTCTTTTTTCATTGTCTTTATGGTTTTTATTGATTAAACTTCCTTTACTAAATCCAAAAATTCAGCTTTGTAATCTCGCATGAAATCACGTAAAAAAGCCAATACTTGTGGAGGTTTTTTCCATTCGTTCAAAGCCTTTGCGATGTTTGTTTTCGGATTTTCAGCTACAATTCTAAAAAGAACATCAACTACATCGGGTGCTTTGTCGTTCCAATGCCTGATAGTTGTATGGTTAAGTCCATACTTCAAAGCAATTGCATACTTTGTTTCTTCAATTTTTGGATTTGATTTTAGATAGTCATTTAATGCAATGACAACCTTTTTTTCTGCATTTTCTGCCATTTATTTAAGATTTAATTGTTAATACTCTTTTCTAAGTTCACTAAGTGGCTTGTCAAAATTTGGGTCTTTTTGATTTGTCCAATTAGTTTTTATACGTCCGTTAATTTCGATAGAATTAGGGTTTAAACGCTCGAAATCTGTTTTCTCAACTCTGACTATGGTTGCCTTCATTTTAATTGATTTAAAAGGTTAATTTTTCGTTATTGTAGTAAAACCCAAAAGGGATTCTGTTTTTTGAAGTGTACATTGATTTGACTTTCTCAAAGGCTTCTTTTAAGTCATACGCCTTTACTTTATGAATGTCAAAATCTTTTTCTACTTGACCCCTTACGGTAAATCTATACCATACTTCAATCTCAAATTCTGGTAAATCGTTTACATCGGGTGCAGTTAAATTGAATAAGTCTTTTTTAGATAGCATTGTTTTATAATTACCGTTTGACTTGACAAATATAAACATTTTTATTTCATATAAACAAAAATATTTTATAATTATTTTTTGAACATAAAAAAAACCTTTGCCAAAACGTGTAGCAAAGGTTTTCAAACTTAACTCAAACCAATATTTATTTCAACTTCACATCCTGACTTTCTGAATTACTTATGTTAATCGTAATGTTTGACGGTGTATAAACACCTCCCAAAGATGAAATTGCAGTAGCTATTTTTGCAAGTTCAACATTTATCAAATCCTTTTGAGACTGTAAACCCGTGTTTAATGGTGCATATCTAACCGCTGAATGATTATTTCCGTTTAACCATAGCTTTCCATCACTTTTATTCCAAATAAACGATTTTAACGCCCCGTTTGAATCAACTGAATATAATCGACTTTCCCCCACCTCTGAAAGTTGATTTTTGTTGATATATCCAATTATCACACTTTCACCATTGTTTGAAGTATCGGCATGAATTGCAACCATATCTTTTAATGGATTTGAATCCAATCCAAAAGGACTACTCTCACTTGCCGTCTTTGCTCCAAATTGAAAAAATTTAATAATTCTTTTTCCTAAATCTAATCGAGTAGAATCGACTTTTCCAAATGTTATCATAATTCAATTATTTTAGTTGTGACGTTTGTGACTTTCGTAATAAAATAGAATATTTCTCGGGACTTTTCCTGTGTATGTCTCTGGTAAAACTAAATCCAATTCAGTAATATCCTCTTTTTCATTAAAAGTTAAATTAACCCCAGAAACCATATAACGAGAATAAGCAAAAGAGTAAATTTCATGGTTATGAACATTTACAATTTCGCCCGGAGTTATATCGTCAAACAAACCTTTTAACCTAACTTTTACAGAAATATTTTTTAATTGCGATGCAAGTTCATTATTGGCCGCCTTTGATGTATCAGTGTCCTCTCCAGAACTCAATAGCTTTGTTGTCGGTCTGTATTTTCCGATTAAAGGATTTGTAACACTATCAACAGTAGAAACGCCCGCATTTTCTTCACTTGGTTGTCGTATTACATTAATTTCAGAGTGCATACCTTGACCGTTAAAACTCGATGACATTGACAAACTATTTTCACTATTGAAAAAATATCTAGGGTTTTGCTGATCGTTTGGTTTAAATAAAAAAACGTTGCCTTTTTGATCATGCGACAAAAGTATATTTCTTTGACTTGTCAATTTCGATAAATAAGATTTGACAGTTTCCCCCGGAGATGCGACTGTTTTTTTATAAGTTAAGTTTGATTGTGTTTCAGTTTCATTATCTGGAGCAACGATATTCGTGTTACCGGCACTTTTTCCAATGACTAAACCAATACCATAAGCACTACACAACTTTTGTGCAATTTGCTTTAGTGATAGATTTGTGTTTTCAAGTGGGTAAAATTTCGGAGGTATGGTAACGTCCTCTAAAATTCCAGATAAAGAATAACCTGAAATTGAAATAAGATTCACTTTACTGTCAGAATTAAACGAATGATTTAAAATAGTTCCCGTAAAAATCAATTTATCATTTTTATTGAATATTTCTATTTTATGGAATTGAAGCGGTTTAAATAATTCTTTGTGTAAATCATTTTCAGGATTAAAACGGCATTGTAAACCGAATGTCGATGCTATTGAGTCGAGTTTTAGGTTTATGGTTCCATCGGTGAAAAATGTAACGTCACGCCCGTTTATACGTATTTTCATAAGTAACTAATTTTGAACAAAGTTAAATAAAAAAACCGTTCCAATTAAGAAACGGTTTTTCACCACATTTTTTTTAAAAAGCAAAAGCCCAAACATTTACTGAACGTATTGCAAATGTAAAGATATTTTTTAAACGTAATACACAATTTTACGCCCTTTTCGTATTTTGAAATTTTCATTCATTTTGATTTGGTTTATTTGTCTGAATCTCTCTAAATTTTCATCGTTCACATCCATACCTAAATAACGGTGTACCAATAATATTAAATTGGTTTCTTTTTCAGTATAAACAACCCTTTCTTGTTGACTGTCAAAACCTAAATTAAACAAATTAGCAACGGTAAAAACTACCATATCATACAACTGACTTTGTACTATTGCGTTTGGTTGCCATGCGTTTTCAGTATCGTAAATTGAAACGCTTGCACTATCTAAAGTTGCCAAATAATCACTATAAATAGCAATTAAATCACTTGCAACGGATTGAATTTGTGTTATCACTTGATAATCTGAATCCAAAGGATTTACAGAGGCATTAGCATAATTAGCAATTATAGCCCCTGAATTGCTCTCAAAAAGTAATTTATCTGAAATAGTATTCAAAATCGTTTTTGACTTATTGTATGCTTGTTTAAATCCGTTTAATCGTACATCAACGCTTGTTTCTATTCTACTTGGTATTTCAAGTAAGGCTTGAGCTTGAACAATCGCATCAAAAGAATTATTTAAAAGATTATCCGCACTTTTTGAAGCCCTTGCCGTT